CGCCATCCCGGCGGGGGCCCTGGCCGCTGCTCGCTAACGGGATCGGCGAGGTAGTGACCTTCAGCACGGGCATGGACGTTCCACCTGTCGGGGAGGTGATCGGCGTGGCTGCTAACGAGCTGGCCGGAAGAACTATCGGCGGCAGGGTGAGTGCGGTTAACGGTCGCAACATAACCCTCGATCGCGCCGCTGATGTGAAGGCCGGGAACCGGCTGTTTTTGAATCTTCCATCAGGCACAGCTCAGGCCAGAACCGTCCAGGCCGTTAACGGAAACACAGTCACTGTCACCACATCCTACAGCGAAACGCCGGAGGCTGAATGTAACTGGGGTGTGGACTCTGACGATCTGTTTATAGCGCTTTTCCGTGTTACGGGAACGCGGGACAACAACGACGGCACTTTCGAAGTCACCGGGACGACTTACAACCCTGACATCTATTCCGCCGTTGATACCGGCGCAAGACTGGACGAGCGGCCAGTCAGTGTCATTCCACCCGAGGTTCAGGCTCCACCAGGAAATATTGTCGTAGACAGTTACTCTACGGTTAACCAGAACATTGCGATTACCACTATGCGCGTTGCCTGGGATTCTGTTCAGGGTGCAGTTGCTTACGAGGCGGAATGGCGGCGTGACAGCGGCAACTGGATTAGTGTGCCCCGAACGTCTTCTCTCGGCTTTGAAGTGCAGGGTATCTACTCGGGTCGCTATCTGGTCCGTGTCAGGGCGGTGAACGCCAGCGACGTTTCATCAGTATGGGCGACATCATCAGAAGTAAATCTTACGGGTAAAGTGGGCAATCCGCCGAAACCGGTCGGCTTCATCGCTTCTGATAATGTGGTTTTCGGTATCGAGCTGAACTGGGGATTCCCGGCGAACACCGACGACACGCTGAAGACGGAAATTCAGTACAGCCTGACCGGTACCGAGGACGATGCGATGCTGCTGGCCGATGTGCCTTACCCGCAGCGCAAATATCAGCAGATGGGCCTTAAGGCTGGGCAGATTTTCTGGTACCGCGCGCAGCTGGTGGACCGCAGCGGCAACGAATCAGGTTACACAGAATGGGTGCGAGGACAGGCCAGCATCGATGTTTCCGACATCACAGATGTGATCCTGGAGGAAATTAAAGACTCCGATACGTTCAAAGACCTGATCGAGAACGCGGTGGACAGCAATGAAAAAATTGCTGGCATGGCTGACGACATCAAACAGAACGCTGACGACCTTGAGCTGCAGGCGCAGGAAATAGCCAAAAATGCGCAGGACATCGGGCAGGTTCAGACCAACGTTAACGAGCTTTCAAGCACGGTCGGTGATGTGTCGTCCTCTCTGTCAGAGCTTGAGCAAACGGTGGCAACGGCTGATACCGCGCTGGGCCAGCGAATCGATAGTATCAGTGTGTCTATGGACGGAATGACGGGTGGGGTCAAGAACTCGGCCATTGCCATTATCCAGAACGGGCTGGCACAGGTTACTTCCCGCCGTTCTCAAACCGTAACGAACGCCGGGAACAGCGCGAGCATTGACCGCATTGATACGACGATTGCGGATACAAGCTCTGCGGTCGCCCGCGCGCTTGTGACTCTGGATGCGTCTGCCGGCGGTAATATCTCCAACTCCACCGATCTCACCGAAACGCTGGCCAACTTCACTCAGGCGTCTGCCACGAAAATAAACTCACTGACTGTAACCTCGGGCAACAACACGGCGGCGATCACAGTTAACGCAAAGGCCGTGGCTGATGTGAACAATAACCTCAGTGCGATGTACAACATTAAAGTGGGTGTCTCCAGCAACGGGCAGTATTACGCTGCGGGGATGGGGATCGGCGTTGAGAATACGCCAAACGGCATGCAGTCGCAGGTTATCTTCCTGGCTGACCGCTTTGCCGTCACCACAGCAGTTAACGGGACCACGACGTTGCCGTTCGTGATACAGAATGGGCAGACGTTTATCCGTGAAACCCTCATTCAGGACGGCACCATAGGCAACGCCAAGATCGGTAATTATATCCAGTCCAATGATTATGTGGCTGGTTCAAAGGGCTGGAGCATCCCCAAAAATGGCTCACCAGCGTTTAACAGTGGAACCTTCCGTGGGGCGCTTTACGCCACAACGGGAAACTTTGGCTTCAGTGGACCGAACAAAGCGACGGTGATTGACAGCAATGGCGTCACTATCAACCTGACCGGAGGCGGCCGTATCGTACTTGGAGAATGGACATAATATGCCAAGAGGACTACTGATTGACCTGAATGACGGAGGAAAGCGCATGGAGATAACGGCGGGCCTGAGGTGCCCGTCGTTTGGAGCCAGCTTTGACAGTGGCTACCAGAAAGCAAAGTATGTGGACATTGCTGATTACGTTTCAGGAGCGCAGGTTCTGTTCATACCGCATGCGACTGCCTATGTTGATGCAGGCCTGTGGCATAAAATGAATTCGATCAGTATCTCTGGCGGCAGGGTTACGCAGATTTCGAGAATGCAGTCCCTGGGCATAAGTGAAAGGGATAGCACCTATACGTTCCCTGGCAGTGTCTGGCAGATATTCCCATCTGGCCAGCGAAGCGGAGTGGGCCTGCTCATCAGCGACAGTACTGACTTCACCTCGATAACCAATGCGACACAGTCAGGGCAGTGTATCTGGAAGGGTACCGTAAGTGTTCCGACCGGAGGATGGGCGGTTCCCACGATAGCAGGATACGACAAGTCGAAGTACGTCGTCTTTGGCCGCTGCAACAGCGGTAATACGATTGACTTCGACGGTAATACGGTCAGGTTCTTCAGCCCTCCGTCTACAAACGATGACGCTCCCGCAACCGGTACGATAGACATCGTTATCTTCGCAAGTGGTGTGGCGCCACAGCCAGGCACCGGGCTCAATATCTTTAATGCTGCAGGTGCCTGCACCTTTTCAACGACAAAACGGCCTTTCGTATACCTAAATCAACTCTGGACCCCATCGACAAGCGCCGTGAGCATCGGTAATGGATATGTTCCGCTGGGGAGGTTTTTGCGACTGTCTTCTGCCGTTGTTGCCCCGGTCCCGCCGTCAGCGATTGCAAGGGCACCGTTACTCCCTTTCTGCGCCAGTTTGCCGATGCCAGGGATCGTAACAGGGGTGCCGTTGATAGTAACAGTGATGTTCTGATTTGCTGAAGTGGTAGCAAATGTCTCCCACGCGCCAATATTCTCATCGTACTCGTTAATGAGCTGTGACATCGCCTGTGCCAGTCCGTCGACCGAGATAATGTCTGATACCAGAATGCCGTACTTCTGACCGCTAAGCGCCGGAGACGCAGCAGGCGTAACCGTCATTGACGTAGTGCTGTTCACGGAGGAAATCTGGAACATCTGCACCGGGTTTGACATGACGATAATCGTCTGACCAGCACGCACCTGGCTGGCCGGTGCGGTCCAGTTTGTGCCTGTTCCGGTTGCTGTGTTTCCGTTGATGGCGATGGTGCCAGTGTTATAAAGCATATTTTCTCCAGGCAATAAAAAACCCCGCCGGAGCGGGGTTGATTAAAAAGACAGTTTATTCAGACGTACATATCGGGAAGAACGGGAAGGTTCAGTGGCGTTACCGTGTCATTACCAAAAATTGCATACCGCTCGCGCCCCAGATATTTCCCACCCTGAACTGAAGCACTGCCGTTCTGTATTTTTATTCCGAACATTCGATACACGTACATGCCATTTACTTCGTGAGCCATCAGCCCGAATCTGCCCAGCGGAACATAGCCGCTGCCGATGCTCACGGCATTTTTCGAAGGCGTCCAGAGTTGATTGAGGTAAACGAAAGGCCGCTTTGTCGTCGAAAACGTGCAAGCCCCGGCTGCATTGAAGATGTTTAGCCCCGTGCCAGGCTGCGGCGCCACGCCACTGGCGAAGATGACAATATCTATCGTGCCGGTCGTTGGAGCATCATCGTTGGTGGATGGAGGGCTGAAGAACCTGACCGTGTTGCCATCGAAATCGACGGTGTTGCCGCTATTGCAGCGCCCAAAGACAATATATTTGGACTTGTCGTACCCCGCTATCGTGGGAACTGCCCAGCCGCCAGTGGGAACATTGACGGTACCCTTCCAGATACACTGTCCTGACTGTGTAGCATTGGTTATTGAGGTGAAGTCAGTGCTGTTGCTGATGAGAAGACCCACACCACTACGCTGGCCTGACGGAAATATCTGCCAGAGGCTACCGGGGAACGTGTACGTACTTTCACGCTCACTGATGCTTACATCCTTCATCGTGGAGTTCTGCGTCACGCGGCCACCGGATATGGTGACCGAGTTCATTTTATGAAGCAGTCCTGAATCAAGGTAAGCCGTCGCGTGAGGGATAAACAGCACCTGCGCCCCGGAAACATAACCGGAAACATCAGCATACTTGGCTTTCTGGTAGCCACTGTCAAAGTTGGCCCCAAACGACGGGCACCGCAGGCCCGCCGTTATCTCCATGCGCTTACCGCCGTCATTAAGATCTATCAATAATCCTGTAGGCATTTTATGTCCATGTCCCCAGAACGATCCGACCACCACCGGGTATGTTGACGGTTACTCCGTCGCCATTGATCACCGTTGTGTTGCCGGAGCCATTGAAAGTAAAATTACCGTTTGTGGCGTAAATCGAGCCGCGAACGGTCACGTTGTTGAACGTCGCATAACCCGACTTGTTTATGTGCCAGCCAACGTTCCCGGTGCCGTCCCAGGTTGAAGATTGGATATAGCTGCCGATCTTGGCGTTTCCAATCGTCCCGTCTCCAATAACCGTGTCCCGAATTATGGTCTGCCCATTCTGGATAACGAAAGGAAGCGTAACGGTCGCTCCGGCCTGGTGCGTTACGGCGAAGCGGTCAGCCAGGAAGATAACCTGCGACTGCATGCCGGATGGCGTGTTCTCGACGCCGATCCCCATCCCTGCGGCGTAATACTGTCCATTGCTGGCGACGCCAACCTTGATGTTATACATCGCTTTCAGATCACCATTAACGTTCGCTATGGCCTGAGCGTTAGTGGTAATGGCTGATGTGTGTCCGTTGACGGTCGCCGTGATACCGTTTATCTGCGTGGCCGTGGCCTGCTGATAATCGGAGAACGTCTGGGTCAGGCTGTTGATGGATGCCTTGTTGCCGTTCACGTCAGTCTGCAAACTCAGTAGCGAACGCGCCGTTGCCTCCTTCTCGTTGACGATCACCTCATCAATGCGGTCCAGCTGCGCGCTGTTACCGGCGACCGATGCCGACAGCGTTTTGCGCGCGGCCACCTGCGCCAGGTTGCCCTGGATAATCGCAATTGCTGAGTTCTTCACCCCACCCGTCATGCCGTCCATCGATACGGAAATCTCGTCGATTTTCACCTCGGCCTGCGCAAGACCATCAGCGTTTTGCTGAATAGCCAGCGCTTGCTGCTCAAGGTCATCGGCGTTTTGTTTGATGTCGTCAACCATGCCAGCAATTTTTTCATTGCTGTCCACTGCGTTCTCGATCAGGTCTTTGAACGTATCGGAGCCTTTCATGTCCTCCAGAATGGCATCGGTGATATCGGATACATCGATGCTGGCCTGCCCGCGCACCCATTCTGTGTAACCTGATTCGTTGCCGCTGCGGTCCAC